TACCATTGCTGGTGCTTTTACATCTGCTGGGTCATCTGAATATATGTAAACTGGTCTCTTATTACCTGCGGCATCAACTTCCTGTGAAGCATCTGAGCCAGCAATAGTAATCTCTACTCTATCTCTACCATTCCATGGATTTATACCTTGGTTTCGAGCCCATTCTCCAATATTAAATTGACCGGAGTTAGTTTCTACATCATGATCTCCTGAACCAGACGATATTTTATCTCTAGTTATTATACCTCTCCAAACACCTACTTCTTGCTGATCAGAAGGTGTATATTCAATATAATCAAGAGGTACCCTTACCCACGTATATAAACCATAACTCGGTGGTATATTATTATGTTTATTGCCTAATCCAGTATTAGACGTCTGAACTATAGTATCACCAGCTAACTCTACTAAAGAAGTGGTAAAAGGACTCTCAACACCGCTGTCTATTATATCTTCAACTGTCTCGTCAAGTTCTTTTAATCTGTTTACTCCTGCTAAAGCTATTTTTGCTTCTTCAGCTCCTAAAACATTTATAATTAAATTTCTAGCTTGTAATAATTGACTGTCTCTAAATAACCCAGGATGCACCCTATCTGTATCTCTTGTATCATAGTTTGCTCTAGTTATTCTTTTACCATCAGGCCATTCTACATTTACTGGACGCGGGGAATTTGTAATGTACTCTCCATTTTCATTTATTCCTGCCCAACCAGGTCCAGATGATGTAACACTATCCCAACCATCTAATGAATAAGTACCCAAGGTAGGATTAAAATCTTCATTAGTATATCTAAATCCTGCTTCATGTCTATCTTTTATTTCTTGTGTTCTATAATCAGCAACTCCTTCATAATTAGAATTATTTTGAAATGCAGTAATTCTATCTTGTTCTAAAAAATAATACGTTGAAGGATTATTTAACCCTTCCGGATTCACACTTGGACCAAAATAAAATATAAAGTTACTATTGACACCAGCAGTTTCATTTCGTGTTGCTAATATATTACTAGTTTGAGTATTAGTATTGTGATTATGTATAGGTAAATGCTTTACTTCTAAAGCAGTTCCATATTCACCTGCTATGTTACCGGATCCAATATCATCTGATGTTTGTTCTAATAACTCACCATCTATACCGGAAGTAAAATTATGTGATTTTACTCTACCTAATTCATTAGTAATTGTATCAGTTCCAACACCAGGTAAAAATCTTCCATCTCCAACCCTTATCCATTTAGTACCTTTTATTCTACCTGAAGGATTATTATTGTCTACAGTTAAAAGAATTGATCCAATAGGATAAAAAGCGTCTAAAATTTCATATTGCTCATCAGCATATCCTATAGGTTCAATATAATTATTAATAATGACCCTATCATTCATACCACTGAGTGAAAATCCTGTTACATTTCCTGAACCATCATATATTTTATATGGTGAATTAGATTGTAGACCTGGTTCAGTATTACCACTCAAATGCAATAAAGAAGTATAGTAATCTGCTATACGTTCATTTGTTAAACTTTCTCCTTTATTTGACATAATTTTATTTAGTATAGATCTTCTTGATTTGCTACTTCGGTTTCAACACCTGCTCCCTCTTCATCTATTATTACATTTAAAATAGATTTTTGTAACTCGAAAATTTCATTAAAAACTCTCGATATAACAGTATAATTTACTTCTTCATTATCATGAAATTCTAAATTTCTAAAATCTACTTCAATTCCTTCATAACCTTTAGTACCACGTAAAATAGGAATACCATCTGATATAGTTTCAACAGGAATTAAGCTTAAATTAAGAAATATATTTACTGCGTCTTTAATAATATTCTGAAGTTCACTGTTCATAGATATACCTAAGCTTGACTCACAACTAGTAATCTTATCATATAAGTTAGGTAAGTTTAAAGGAACGTAATTTTTATATAATAAATTACTTTCTCTAAATAAATAAATTCTTCCTATATTATGTAAAAAGTAAAAAACATTTGAAGAGTTTTTAGTTACTAAAAAGTTTAAATTATTATAATAATTTGATCTTAATATATTAGAATTAAATTTCTTTTCTATAGTATCAAAATGTTCATGTGTATCATTAAAATACATTGTAGGTAAATAAAGTAAATTATCGTAAGAAGGAAACCCAGCTATATATGAAGGATTAGAAATAAATCTTGTAGTAACAAATCCATTGTCATATAAAGTAAAAATGTTTGAATCGGTACCCGAGAAAAATACATCTATTTCATCTTTAGCTATATAGTCATAATCTGGCAACCATCTCCCTATCACTTCTCTTGGAACACTAGGACCTACATCTGTTAATTGTTCTGCATCCAATTGATACATATAAAACGGCGGCGCCGGGTTAGAGCCTCCTGGGTCTCCTTCCACTACACCTTGACTAGGCGGTGGAGTAGTTAAGATTAAAATAGAATCATCTGTATCTCTTATATCAAATGCAACTATAGTCTCTGCATCTAAACCAGGGTCTCCAAAAGTAGAGGTAGATATTGTACCTACAGGAGCATGAGAAAATTTATTATTTAATTGAATCATAACTTCTCCCGAATCAGACAGAAATCTATAACCTAATAAATTTTTACCTATTTCAACTGACTCATCTAATATAGGATCATCACCTAGACTTATTTCATCTTTTAATTTTAAATTACCGCAAGGGTTAACAAAACTATTATCATATAATTTTAAGATAGTTTGAGTAGTTTCTAACTCTGTTGAAGTAACTAAGCTATACAAAGTATCAGTACTATTATCATAAGTAAACTTTAAATTCTTAGGAAACAAACCACTATCTACCCTAACCATTTGAGTATTTTTTACAAAGCTACCTGAAAACGTAAATGAGTTAGTTGGGGTAGTAGTAAAATAAAAATACGAGTCATCATCGTATACAAATATTTCACTATCGATAGTATTATCTAATGTATTGATATCTTGCAGTTTGTTTATAAAGCTAAAAGGATCTATCTGTATAGGTATAATATTATCTTTTGGTAATGAAACATCATCATTTCTTAAATCATTCTTACCACTTGAAAGGCCTAAAAAATAAGCATTTCCATCTTTTGCTGAGTTAGCAAAATCTAATAAATTAGTATTAGAGACAATATTTAAAGAATAGAGATTTATATTATTTTGATTTAGAATTCCTAAATTGTTATCTATAAAAGACTGATCAATAATATTACGTGGAGATATTTCAGGTACTGTTAATGTATTACTTGTATCTAATGGAGCTGCAGTTCTATCAAATTCTTTTTTTTGTAAAAAAGCAACAGACAAAAAAGTGTCCTTAGAACTTAATGCATGAGAGTCTGAAGTAAAAGTTCTACCAGAATATGGTACTCCATCTTTTACGTTAAAAAAGCCATTATAGTCTTCTCCACTTAACGTAAAAGCATCTCCACCGGTAAATTTAAAATATTCAATCATTTTTTATAATCAATAAAGTTTATCTTGTTGAGAGTTGTTGTTCTTGGTAACGATTCCACTAAATTAGAAAGAAGCATATCTTGTACTTCTTGTTTTATACTATCATTAGATATATTTAAATTTTTAATGTTTATATCAACTACATTGCTCTTATTTTTTAGATTAGTATTAATTGAATTTACTGTCTGAATAGTATCTGTCAAATTACGCATTCCACAAGGGAGAGAAATATACATATCTTGTATTTCTTCGTTATCAGTATTAAAGATAATACCTAATTCTTCATCCTGCTTCAAAGGCTCTAGAGCTAAATATAAATTACTAATATATTCTTGTTTTGTAGCTTGATTTAATAATAGTTCTATAGGCTCGTTCTCACCTCCTTGAATAAAAATATCTCCAAATAATATTTTCTTGGTAAACATTTGATAAGCGTTTACTTCAAAAGAATAAACTTCATCAGAGTTAAGATATAACCTACACTTACCTAAAACTGCATTAAATGATAGAAAGACATTATTCTTTTCATATAAGTTGAGATTAAAGGTAAATTTAAATGTATTTTTATCTAACCTTTCGCTTATTGGAACATCTTTAATTACCTCGCCCTCGCTATTAGTAATAGAACCAGTAGTACTATTATCAAAAAGTTTAAATTCAAATGTTACCTGATTGCCCTTAACAGATATATCAAAACCACCGTCTATCATATTGCTATTAGAGCTTATAGTAAAGTCTCCTGAATCATTTTGTATAGTAAACCCTAAAGCAAAACCTCCATTGGTATTAATAGTAGTAAAGTAATTATTTACTTTTTTGCCTATAGTTGCTGTATCACAAAAATTAGTAGGTGACTTAGTTAAAAAGTCACTCTTTGAAACTCTTTCATATTTATATCTCTTTTGTGGTTCAAAGATAAGATCACTCTTTTTATCAAAATATAACTTATCAGTAACAGAGCTTTTTAATGTAGAATTATTCTTAATTAAATGCTCTACTTGTTGGTCATAAGTTACTTCAAAGCTAGGGCTACTAGCTAATGCTATTTCTTTTTCTACTAAATCTGGGTAATAATATCTATCTACCCATATACCTCTTTCTCCTATAGCTCCAGATAACCATGTACATAAGTAAGTAGCATTTTCATGTTTTACTGAATCGTCATCAAATCTATATACTCTATCTGATAAATCTGGTTTAGTAAATGAAAAAGCTCCACAGTCAGCAAATTTTGTATCATTAATATTTAGCTGATTAAATGGCTCCATTGATGAAGGTGTTTCAAAAAACGTAGCACCAGGTGTTATTAAAACATCAAAATTATTATAAACATAGTTTAATGCTAAAACTTCATTTTGCTCGCTATCTATATCACTAAAGATAGAAGTATACTCTCTCAACTCTTGCGCAAAAATTGTACTTGAGGAAGTTGAAAGAAGATTATTAGATGAGTTAAATGAGTCTTGTGTATTAACTATATTTTTAAGATTTATAATGTTAAAATCTTGACAATGTTTATTTGAAGAAGAATATAAAAGATAATTTGAAGGTAAGTGAAAATCACTATTATCTTCATCAATTTTACCTTCTCTATTATATGTTATAAATGAAGTATTGTACGGTGATGGTATATTCAAGTTTACATCCTGACTTAATTTTATAGCTCTTGATGTTGGAAAATTCATATCTAATAAAGCTGAACTTTCAATTTTACTAGCTATGAGTTTATTACCATCGCTCTGAACACTATACTTTATGTTCTCACCACTTACATCTTTAGTAGAATATAAATTAAGGTAACTGTAATTCAGATATTTTAAAAAATTATACTCTAAGTTAAATGCTGATAAATTTAATTTATTTTGTGAAACAAATAAAACTGGCTTGTAAGGTACCCCGTTTTCATTGATTAAGTCAGTATCATTAGTTACTACAAGATAATATCTTAAATTGTCAATAATAGTAGATACTCTACATTTAAAATCGTCAACTATAGTAACTTCAAAATTATTAGCATTAGATAAAATGCTAGTATAAGCAGTACCACCGTAAAAATCTAGATTAACAAAATTATTCGTTTCTTTAAATGAACCTGATAAAGCTGGTTTAAATGCAAGATACTTCCCCCCGCTTTCAGCAAAATTTAACGTTGTAGAAAACTCTGAAGGCTTAATGTTAGTTTTTGCAAAAGAGGTAACTTGATCTAATAAGATAGAGTCAGTTAAATAAAAATTAGTAAAATTTAAATTTTTAAAGCTTTGCGATCCAGATAATGCATCAATAAAGTTTAAGTTAAAGTCTCCGTTAAAAGTACGTGAAAATTGATTTAAACTCACATCCTTTGGACAAAGTTCAGCAGGACATGAACTCAATGCACTTAAACTTGATTTAGCTAAAAATCCCATTGATAATATTTATGCCTAATCTCCTTTATAAGATTTGTTATCTAATTGAACTATATAATCTTCGTTCTTAGTAACCATCGTAAAGCGAGAACTACTGTTTTCCGTGTTAATTAAATCAACTCCTATTAAATCCATATCCCCAACTGTTTCGTAATAACTTTCAGTTCTTATGTTTATAGGAGCGCTTAATTGAGTTGTAACCCCTGTAATGTACCCAATGTTTATTTTAAATATCACTGACTTATTAAGTGCATAAGTAGATGGAGCATATTTATGTCTATAAGGCGTATCTAAAAATTTAGGCTTTATTGCCCCGGTTAGTTCGGGAAATATTGATTGGGTTTTATAATCTCTAAATATTTCTATATCAGGCTCTTCTATAGGAGACTTATCACCCCAATCAATACTAATATAATTAGGAAAAACTTCTGAATATATTCCAGTTAAATCTAAAGTGACCTCTGTATAATCAAACAAGTCAAGAGTACGTAAAAGTATCTCCGTATCAAACGTATGCTCTGTAGTAGATAATGATAATGTATGAGTGTTCATAATATTAAATTAGCTGCTGATAATCCTGTTGAGTAGTCAGTTTTATCAATTTCAAGTTGGGGTATTTGTGAAGATAGAGGTTTATTTAATGTAAATATATCTAATGTACCAGACGCAGAAATAAAATCAGAAGTATTTTTGCTAGAAGTATTTACAAAAGTTTCAGAATTTAAAAACTTAATTGTATCTTTGTATTCAAATAAGTAATTTACTAGAAGTGGGCCTTTATTTTGATCCTTTAGTAAAACTGCTAGATTAAATTGTTCGTTATCAGAACTGTAAGTTAAGACTGGTATACCACTTTCTACGTATACGTTATTAACTGTAGATAAATTAAAATATAGAGAAGAAGAGACTACCGGGTTAACAGTAGTTGGAAAAACCTGTGTCACCTCTTCATTTATGTAACTATATTTGTAAATCTCAGGATAAAATATCATGTTACTAAATGGTTGCCCAGTATTTTGAGTACTAGCCATCCTACAGTAAAAGACATCATTACCTACTTTTAATCTGTTACTTACTTTGTCTATATTGTTAGTATTAATAGCTAAAGAGTTAGTAAAAGTTCTAGGTGAAATAAATTGATTATCTTTATAGAGAGTTTTTTCTATTACTAAGAATGAGCTTGTTTGAATAAACAACGTGTCATAAAATATATCAAAATTATTAACTGATGTAGAAAGCTCGTCACAAATAGTGCTGCTGTATTTTCCAGATATATAAGTAAGAGTTTCAGTTAATTCTTTTACTGCTGGTGTATCATTTGCTATTCCTGAATTTTTAACATAAATTTTACCTACAACACTTTCTTGCTTATCAAAGAAACTTTCTGCTGCAGTTGAAGCAGTATTAAATGAAGTTGGAAAATATACAGTATCGTTATATATATAGTTATCGTCAGCTTCTTCATATTTATAAACTATGTTTTCATTGAAGAATCTACCATCATAGTTTTTTACTCCATTACCTCCTGATAATCTCGCTTCTAATGTAAAATTACCAGATAAACTTCTTGACCACGCGTTATCAGAATCACATAAAGCTCTAAATACAGTGCTTCCATCTATATCTCCAACACCCCCATCAACTAAATCAGAAAAATAAAATTGAGCAGTACTTGCATCATAAGAACTTAGTCCTGATCTTACAGGATCAGCTAAAGTTTCATTATCATTAAAAACAAAGTAAGCTCCTTCTTTAACATCAGCTACTACTTCAATATTTTCAGGTCTATCATAATCAACTTCTAAAAAGTTATTAGGTTGCTTTAAAAACTGATAAGGTGTAAAATATCTAAAGAATAAATTATAAGTCGATAGTGGTAAATCAGGAGTTGAAGCACCTGCACCAGTTAATCCATTAGTAAACGAAGTTAACCCCGATCTTATAGTTTCGCTAAATGTAGTAGTATCTGTAGTTTCATAATTAAACCCGTAACCTTCACCATATAGATCGTCAAAAAATTGATACCCATTAATAAGTAAGCTTTTTATCTGTACAGGGGATTCTAACTCAATGTTACTTCTATAATAATTATCATCTTTTACTAACCCAAAAATATTACCAAATAAATCTTTTTTACTATCTTCTATATATCCCTGATCGTATAAAAATGATAAATCAGTATCAAGATTTCTTTCATTAGCTATTTCAGAATTATAACCTAGAAAAGATGTACTATCTTTATCAGTATTTGGTTGATTTACCGCTATACCCTTACTTCTATTGTTTATAGAACGTGACGTATCAACGATAAATGTTAAAACGTTTTGTGTATTAGTATAAAGAGAAGGATCAGGAAAGACGTAGAGTTGATCAGGCTCATATTCATTCAAGGTAAAAAATTGTAATCTCTTACCTTGAATAGCTACAATAGAAGAATTATGAGGTCTAAAAAATCCTAAATCTCTTTCACTAATGATGTCATTAGAAAAAATAGAAGCCGTAGAAGGGTAATTTTGATTTACAAAATTAGCATATGGTTTATCTGCTTTAAATAGTATCTGAGGTTGCCCATTATTATCTCTATTAGGTATACCGTTGCTATCAGTTGAAAGATAATAAAAATCTGTACCTATAAATTTTTTAGTTTGAGCTCTTTTATTTTTAAAAATATCTACAGGCTCTTTTAAATTTACTATATCCTGTCTCAGATTTATAAAAACTTGACGTATCAAATTTTTATCTTCGGATAAAAATATATTATCAGTAGGAGGTCCAGAGGGATCATACTCTTTAAAGTTTCTTCCAAACTCTTTACTATCTGGAGCTCTATTAAAGTAGTTTGCAAAATTATCAAAATATTCAGTTATTGATACAGTTAGATTTTCCTTTATAATATTAATATCATAATCTATAGAAGCGGTGTCTCTATTTTCTAAAAAATTAACTACTAAGTCAATAGCTGCTTGATCTGCTCCAAGTGAACTACCTTTTAATCTTGCTTTAGTTCCAGAGTAATGAAGATTCTCTCTTTTCTTTTTATAATAACTTATAATCTCTCTTATTTTTTTACTATAAAAGGACATAGCTATCTGAAGATCGTATGGACTTTCGAAATCCATCTCAGACAAATAAACTCTTTCTGCGTTAGTAGTAAAATTTAAAGTAATATCTTTAAGAAAATCTTTATACCTATCTATTACTTGCGTTTTTTGATCATCAGGCTTCGCATTAGTTTTCTTATTCCATCTATTTATATATTCATTATAGAAGTCGACTAACGTATCAGGTGTATACGCTTCGCTTACGGTTTGAATAAATTCTAAATAAGAATAAGGAGCAAATTTATCTAAAGCATCCGAACTATTAACGTTCGAATTAGTAATTGATAGATCAACCTGCGGAAACCCTCTAACTACATTTGTCGCCATTATACATATTTATCCTTAGAACAGGGATAGACTACTAAATAACGAATTTCTAATCATAATATCAAAAATATTATTATCTCCTTCTAAGCTACTAAGAGGAGTAGAAAATGGCACATTTGTTAAACCGTTTTTATAATCTATTAAACTACTTTGTACTGAATCTTCATATACTGCTGATAGACTATAAAACTCATAAAATTTATCTATATCAGATATAGTATAAGCAGTTGGAAGTACTAAAGGCCATCCCCAGTAAGAACCACTACTTACGCTATGAGACTCTGTTCTAATAGAACTTAGCATATAAGTATTAGCTGAGGCTGGATGTGGTGTTAAAGCTTGACCACTTAAAGCGCATAAAGGTTGATATGTATTTAACCTTAAATATGAATCACTAAACTTTTCATATGCTACTATATCAGTTCCAGCTGTAACTTCATATGTTAAGGAATTGAGCTTACTGCCTAAATTTCTACCATATATATCCTTTATAGTACGACCCTTATCATCAAAATTAGAATCAAATTTATTTTTTATACCAGTAAATCTGTTATGATTAACACTAAACAGACTCATGAGTCTAGAAAGATCAGCTGGTTGTTGTACTAATGAACGATCAAAAACCAACCCATCTTCTTTAACTAAGTCGTTTAAATTTATAAGTGAATTTAAATCACAAGTATCGATATCATTATTATTAGATACAAAGTTTTGTATTTTTTCCCATATAGTTTTACCGAGTGTATCGTACTTACTACTTACGTCTCCAAAAATAGAGCCCATAAACTCAGTAAATAAAATATCTTTATCTAATAGTATTTCTTGAAATCTTAAGTCCTTTAAAGTTTGTTCAAAATCAAAATTTTCGTTATGTTTATAAAAATTATAATAATCTTTAGGGTAACATGTAAAAGATGTAGCCCCACTTATAGCTGATAAAAACGAAGATGTTGTTTCAACGACAGGCGTTGCATATAAATTTCTTACACTTAAAGTTATAACTGAAGTTGATCCAGATAAATTATCATTAAACGTCAAAAGACCTCTATACCAAAAGCTAGAATCTATATCTGATAGACTGTTAGCTAAACTTGATATAACATGGTATTGAGAACTCATACCGGTAGCAATAGAAACACCCGAGACACCAGGAGCTAGATATGGTGTTGTACCAGATAATAATTCAAAAGTTGGTGTTCCAGCTGAAAGAGCTTTCATAGTAAAGTTATTACTATTTTTAGGAGTAAGTATAAATGGAATATCTAAACCTTTATATTGAACTTCGTTAATACTAAATGGATCTGATTCATCTGAACCTTCACCTGTAATTCCATTAGAACTAAATTTAATGCTGCTTAATACTTGTCCTGAAGTACTCACTACAAATGTTGACAGCATAATATTAAAATTATTCAAATAATCATTATTCTTATAACCAAACATTCCTTTGGAAAATATATTTTTTCTATCTTTAAAGAACGCTAAGTCTATATATTTGTAAGGATTTGTTTGTTCGTCAGTTTTAAAATAAATTATTTTTTCTCCGGTTGCTCCTACATAAGTACTACTGAGCTCAGTACTTAGACAATTAACTAATAAACTACTTAAACCATTACTACTTACTTTAGCAAATATATTTGTAGAAGATAATGAAATTTTATCTATTTCTACATGTTCGAATGTAGAAAGGGTATACAAATAATTTTTACTATAAAAAGAATTATATTTCTTAAGCTTATTATTTTTATCTTTAGTTAAGTTAAAATAATTTTCAGAATCGCACCCCGATACTGAAAATATAATATCTTGAAAGTCTTGATAGAATGGAGATTGTGAATATACAGTTAAAGGATTTGAAAATTCACCTGCAGATAACGTTACAACTTCAGGTCTAAGACCTACATTACCGGTAATAGTAAAGGTATTAGTTAAGTAGTCGTATATATTGACATCAGTATTGTAGGAAGCTAAAATAGCATTGTTACTACAATCTCTTAACACCATCCGTACATTATATGTACCAGGATACTCATAAAAATGCCTGCTAGTTAAACTGTGACCAAAATTTCCATCGCCGTAATCATAAGTTACTTTTAAGTTGTTAAGAGCAGGGTCTCTATTACTACTGGGTATTCTTGCTTTAAAGGTAAGTGGGGTAATATTTAAATTATATGAAGAGAGTTTACTCTCACCAGCATAATCTACTACATCAAAAAAAGCGTAAACTGTATTAATATTACTCATCTAAAACCTTAATTCGGTTAGCTATTGACATTGGTGAATATAAGTATGGAAATTTAAAAAATGGCAAAGCTAAATCTTGATTAACTAACTCTATATCACTTTCTTCATACATAGGGTTAAAGGATAAAAAAGAAATAGCATTGATAGAATCACCAGTAGTTTCATTTTTCGTTTCTATTCTTTTAACACCTTCAAGCGACAATATATCATTGGTTAACTGAATTAAGTTTAAATTTTGCCCTAATTGATTGTTCTCTGGTAAAAAGAATTTTTTAATTAAAGCACTAGTTCTTGACTTAAGCGTGTTTTTGTTAATTTTGTTATTAGTCTCCCTATAAATTATTAATGACGTTTCATCTAATATTTTAGTAGTTAAATTAGATTGATTAGAAATTCCTAATCCAAAAGCCATATAAACAGGGTCTCTTGGCACTACGTTGTTTGAAACCATTTTTCGATCTTTAGTCTCGTTAATTAAAGCATTTTTAAATGAACCAGGTAAAAATGTAGGATATGATTTATCTGTAGTTATAGTAAATTTCGGAACAACAAAAACGTTTACATTATTAAAATCACAAGCATCAGCAAAGTTAACTTGGTTAATAATAACTCTGTTAACTTTATTTGGATCGACACATATATTATAAAAATATTGAATATATTCATTAATATATGTCTCGTTATTAACCACCTTTACACTGCTAACTACATTAGCTAAATTTTTATTAATAAATGACTCATAATCATCAGTAGTAACTAGTCTTAGTTGTGAAGAAAATACTTTAGGAGCATTAGCTCTTATTTCATCTACTGTTTCTTCAGAAGCTAAAGTTGAAGAAGGTTGAGGGTTACTAAAAGTAATGAAAGAACTATTAGCTATATCTAAAAATACTGTTTCATCTTTATTACTATATGTATCGTTGAAAATTTGCCTCTGTCTAGCAGAATCATAGACATTTAAAGCATTTCCGTTAATTACATTTTTACTAATTATACCCTTAACATTATCAGATAATAGATAGTTAGCAGAAACTATATCACCTTCTACTAACTTTCTTCCAAACACCCCATTACCAAATTTTATTTCGTAATAACCATTTTCATTTAACCTTATTTCGTAAACTCTATCAACAGAGCTATTTAAATATAAACTATCAGTTTCTGTATATTCATAATATGTACCCGTATCAATTTCTTTTACAAAAACACTAATAGTGTTATCTGCTATAAAAGTTTCATCGTCCTTATCAATTACGTTTTTAACTACAACAGGAAGTACCTCGAAGTCTTCACCTTGAGCAGTATAGTCGGGGTATTCTTTTATCGTACCTTGATACAGTATTACATCATCACTAATCTCTTGAATTTTTTCATCCGCTGCTGTAGTCTTAGAAAATGATATATCATCTAAGAAATTGTATTGAATATTATCTGCTAAAAAGTAAGAATATTTTTTAATTGTATAATTAGCAGCTGCTAATGAAGAAGATGCTGTTGCTTCTATAGGAACGATAGAGGTTTGCTTACCGGTAGGTTTATAGCCTATAAGCTTTACTATCTTGTTCATATTTTCATACAAGGTAGCTTGATCAAAATTAGCTTCTGAAGCAGTGTTATTTAAATAGAATAAAAGTACATGATAAGAATAAGCTATGATATCAATTACAGCAGCTAGGTTACTACCATCGAATTTTTGATCAGTAAACTTTTCATTTTCATTCAATCTATCTACTATATATTCTTTTAAACTTACAGCATCAAAAGCAACATACGCGTCTTGAGGTAAGTTAAAATCTAAAAATTTATTAGTTGTATCTTCAGTTGGCATAATTATAAAACGTAGTATCCGTTACTATTTAATAACGATTTTAATGATATCCCATAGATATTAAGAGATGGAACATCAATTTGTAATGTGATAAAAAACTCATGTTCATCTGGAACAGGTACAACAGTAGTTTCTTTTAATTCTATTCTAGGCTCTTGGTCGGGTAAATTATTAACTATGTCAGATTTTATTCTATAAGCTGTAAAATTAGTAATAGGCTCAAAAAGAAATCTTCTTAAGTTTATTCCAAATTCTGGGCTTAATATTTTTTGACCTGGTGTAGTTAAAAATATATTAGTTATGCTATTTTTTATTGCATCTATATCATACAATCCTTGAACATCCTTTAATGTTGTAGTTTTATTAAGTTGTTCATTATAATATACTGACGTTTCTAAATCTAACAATAGATCTTTATATAGATAGCCATTTTCAAGAGCGTTATTTTCGCTTTTGTCAACTGAAACGTCTGTTAACTTTATAAGAGCCATTTATAATATTTAATACCTCAGTGGTAAATCGAGATTAAGGAACTATAATATAATTTAAATATGCGTGTAAATGGAAAAATAGACGGTAACGTAGAAGTGACTCCGCAAGAACTAGTAAAAGTTATTAAAAAAGAAGTCTTTTCAAGATTAAAATTACCTAATCAAGAAGGTGTAGTTTTTGTAAAGGATGGTCGTTGGATGCATAAAAAAATGGCATATACAACGCATGCTTTTGAAATTGAAGAAGATCTAGGACCTGCTAATAACGACGATGTAGAGGTATTTGATTCTTTCTATACAATGGCTGAATTTCTTAACGATACTGTATGAATCTATGCAAGGTAGCATAAATAATAATATGGCTGACAAAAAGTTTATTAATTTACACGAGTCTTATATGAGAAGATATGAACGTGGAGGCTTCTTAGTAGGAGATGTCTTTAAGTTTAATGATGATTTTAAAAATACTGATGGGTATAAGAGTCTAGGTACCAATACCCAAGAGCTTGTTGATCAAATGATAGATTCAGGGTTGCATGTAAGAGTTGTTGGAATTAAAGATACTATGCCTGCTAGATACCCAGCAAATGATGATACTTCATCTCTTGCAGTTAACTTAGACATAGCATTAGATTCCGGCGGTGGTCGCTACACCCATCATTGTACAATTCCTGGTGATTTGGGTCAATCAGTTCAATATGCCCCTAACTTACTTCCTATTCCAGATGCAATGAGGAGAAAGTCAGACGTAAATATTAAGCCCGAAGAAGTAGAAGATTATGACAATCTAGCTAATAAGACAGATAAAGGAGATGGTCAATTATCAGATACTAATCTTTCATTAGCTGATGATAATACTAAAATACCATCTGATCCAGTAACTCCATCACCTGCGGTTACTTCTTACACGCAGCAATATATCCCAACTTCTTAAACGTCGATCACTTCACTCTCGTCTTCAACTAGAGCTTTCATAATATCCTCTCTAGATAGTAAGATTTTAGCTTGATTATCAGCTATATTGATTCGCTCTTTGCTTTCCACGTCTATCTTTTTAACCTCGAGTTGAGTTTGATTTCTTTCTTTAGCAACATGTAACTTATTAAGAGTTTCAATAGCTGAAGAAGATGCTTTTATTAATTCAGCTAAAGCTGCTACATCTCTATTTTCAGGAGCTGATGATATATAATCATTTACATTATCTACAATACTAAGAGATTTCTTAATAAGCTTTCCTGAATTTTGAATTAGAAAATCCTCTAAGTCCTCTTTATTTAGAACACTTTCTTCTATAGGAGCCTTTGCAACTTTATTATTATGCTTAAGTTGTGAAATAATATCGTTAACAGCTTCATCTAATTCATCAGCCATACATATATTTAATCTACACTTGAAAATTTTACAAAATATCTTATTATAGATATATATGATACTAAAATTTAAGAAGACTGATGAAAACGCTGTCCTTCCCTCTAAAAATCATAAAGATGATACTGGTCTAGATGTTACGTGTGTTAAAGATAAGGTGATTCCTGCTAAGGGATCTGCTGTTATTGAGGTAGGGTTAAAGTTTGCATATATCGAGCCTGGTTATTGGGTTAGAATTGAAGGTAGATCTGGCTTAGGCTTTAAACATGGTATTCTACCTCACCCAGGAATCATTGATTCCGGATATAGAGGTAGTGCTGGAATCAAGCTATATAACCTAACAGATAAAGATTACGAAGTCAAAGCAGGCGATAGAATTGCTCAATTTGTAGTTTATAATAATCATGATGTTAAAGTTATTGAAGGTGAAATTGAAAATTCTCTTCGTGGTGAAAAAGGCTTTGGTTCTTCTGGTAAATAATTATGATTGACTTTGATAAGATTTGGGTAGAGAAGTATCGTCCTGCTAAGCTAGATGATATTATCTTAGATGAACGTACTCGTAATGTAGTTAAAGAGTTTAAAAATGAAATACCTAATCTTCTTTTTGTTGGTAATCCCGGTACAGGTAAGACCACGCTTGCAAGAGTTATTGTTAACGATATACTCGGGTGTAATTATCTTTATATTAATGCTTCTGATGAATCTGGTATTGATACCATTAGACATAATATCACTAATTTTGCTCAAACTAAATCCTTTGACGGTGGAGTAAAGGTAGTAATCTTAGACGAGGCTGATGGTCTTACTGCTCAGGCGCAAGCTGCTCTACGTAATACTATGGAGACGTTTGCTAAGTATTGTAGATTTATTCTTACTGCTAATTACAAACATAAAATTATACCCGCCTTGCAATCAAGGTGCCAGTCACTAGATATTAAGCCTGTAGTTGAACTAGCGGTTAAACGGTGTTATTATATTCTTAAAAATGAAAACGTTAAAGTTACAGATGAACAAAAGATCAAATTTATCCAACTCGTCAAGCGTCACTTCCCCGATTTACGGAAGGCGATCAATGAACTTCAAAAGAACGTTATTGATTCAGAGCTGTGTATTGCTAACCTTAATAGCGATAACGAGCTACTCGAGATGGTCTATAAGAAGATAGTAAGTAAAAAAGTATTAGAAGCTAGAAAGTATCTTATTGAAAATGAAGATAGGTTTCATGGTGACTATGATACTCTATTAGCTAACTTTCTAAACTTTATATATAGTAGTAACTTAGATGATACTAAGAAAAAAACGTTTATAGCTACTATTGCTGATCATTTATACAAGAGTGCTTTTGTAGTAGATAAAGAAATAAACGCTTTTGCGTGCTTAGTTAATTTAGAGAAAACTCTATGATTTTAATTTTTTTAATATTATTTTCTCTCTATATAATTATAACAGAAAAATATTTATTTGGATTATTTATATTAGCTTTAGTTAATTTAATTCTCAACAAAAATGTTAAAATAAAATGCCTTACATACAACCAAACCAAAGAGAAGAAGTAGAAGATAAACTTAATGTAGCGGGTCTTAATTATGTTCCTAAAAATGCTGGAGAGTTGAATTATGTAATTACAGTTTTTATCGATAATTATCTTAGAGCATTTGGTAAAAATTATGCTAACTGTAATGAAATGATTGGAGCTTTAGAATGCTGTAAACAAGAATACTATAGAACAGTAGTAGGTCCTTATGAAGATATGAAGATAGAGGAAAACGGTGACGTTTAATACGTAAGTTCTTTATCTTCCATAGGCTGTGCAGTTAAGCAATCTACTTCGCTAATAAGTGAATCAGTATCAACAACCTTCTTTAACTGATTAGTAAGAGTCTCATACTCTTCCATAGAACTACAAGGCATGTAGTAAGTAGTACCATCTTCATTATGTGTGTGGTA